ATCAAGTTCGTCCGGTTCTCCATCGTTTTCCAATGTTACGGAGTATGTTGCATCGTCCTGAGCCGCTGCATTCTGCTGCAATGACGTGATGATACACATACCACGAAGATAAGGCTCTCCATTAGTATCAGTGTCTCCATCTTCTGAACGCTCCATACACTTCACCTCGACACTCTTAGCTTCTTTCCATAGCTTATACAATTTTTTGAAACCGTATTCAGTCTCATCATAGAAAAGAAGACCATCCGCAGAAATTGAGAAACTTAGTCCTGTGACTCCTTTCTTTTTCCATAGTCCAGACTTCATTCCTTGTTTCGCTGGCGGCTTAACCGCTCTTTCCTTTGTCTCAGAATTGAATGTAGTCTGATGCGATGTGCAAGAGCCGACCGCCTTTCCATCTACATACAACAGCAAATCGCTACCATTAACATATCCAGTTTTTGCCATGTTATTTATATTTTAACTGTAAAAATCAAATTTTGTACAAAAGCGTCATCGCTCCATGTCTCATCACAGTCTGTCAGTACGCACGAACGCATCACTTGTCCATCAAATTCCGCTTGTTGATAGTCTAACGCATTCCTTACAGCTTCCGCTAATTCAACGCTTGATTCATAGTCAGCGGTGCAACACGCCACTTGAATCACAACAGTATCTGCCCCCCTACCAACCTTTTGTGGAATCTGAGAGAACCCGACTCGACGATAATACACATATGGCAATATAGCTTTATTGCTCATAATTGGGAATATTTTAGAGACACGGCTACGAACTTCTGTATTGTTCTCTAAAACATTACCAATTATTTTACCTGCAGACAATACACTTTTACTCATTGACTCTCTCGCAAATTAAAGTGTTAAACCCTCGATTTATGTTGGGAATAATAGCCACAATCGTAAACAATTCGCCACCCAGTTGTCGACATCTCCAATTCTCAGATACATGATGTATGTCACGGATGTTGAATTTTACCGAATAATCGGGGAAATGTTCACCCAACTCATCAGATCTATTTCCTTGCACAGATACACGCTCCGCATGTACGGTACGAGTCTCAACATACTTGATTTTCTCAGAGCCATACAAATCTTTCTCTGTCACGGGTTCTAACAATGCGACACGGTACTTCATCGCCCCTGCTCTCATTCTTCTACTAGTTTAACGTATGGCTTAACTAGAGCCTGGAGAGTGTGAGGGGCTTCTGTCATCTGTGTTCCAGCAACCGCTTCCCTTTGGTTATACCAGTGTCCTACAAGCAACAACACAGCCTGTTGTATTGGTCTGGGTAAAGACACACCATCGCTGCTCATTTCTGTAAGTTCATTTATCGAGCGGTTAGTCACATTGGCAATATGTTCTTCAGCTGCCTCTGTGAGTATCTGCAGATATTCATCATCATCCGCAAAATCATCAGATCTCACATGCTTCTTAACAGTCTCCAGGCTCAGCATCATATATCAGTTCGTTTTATGAAGTTATTCTTTAGGAGCGACCTTGGCAAGTTTGAATGCCTTAGACTGCAGTGTTGTTGTGCCATAATTAGCATTAAGCACAAAATCTACAGCATCTTTTCTTGCCTGAGAATAAGGATCGACAATAAACGAGATATCGCCAAACAGTCCAAGAGGCTGATATCTCCAATCTCCAAGGCCAATGTGTTCGCCAATGTAATTTGAACAAAAAACAGGAAGACCAGCGATCTTGTCATTCTCACATACCATAATTCCTGAGCCAGTATCTTTTGGAGTTGCTTCAGCAATCGCTTTCTGAGATTGTGTCATTACCCAGCACAATGCCGTACCATCGACACCTTCTTTAAGCACATCCGCTTTCATGCCATTGTAGTCTCGGAACGTCGGCTCTAGGCCAATTGCTTTTGCAGTCTCTTTAAGAGCAACAAAAGGGCCTACTAAGGTTGTTGCTCCTGTGACTTTATCAGGAGACAACATAATTTTGTTAATCAGTTTAGACAATGCAAGCGGCATTAACTGTTTAACAATCATCTCAATCACGCCATCAGACTGATTGATAGTCTGTCTTGTAACAGGAATTGCAATACCAATACGTTGTGGCGAAGCGGTCAGTTTGCTTAGTGAAATCTCTGTATCTGTCAACGCAACACCTTCACCTTGGATTGTTGCTTCTACAGATTCGTAAACTCGCCACACATAATCACCTGCCAAACCTGTAGGCATAGGCAATCCAACTTTGTCGATAATCAATCCTTCAGCAAGAGGTTCGATAATATCCTGAATTTTAATTGGAACAATACCACCTGCTTTAGCGTCAGCAACCATCACCAAGTCACGACAAATTAAAATTGTCGTAGGCTGCCCCTTTGAGACATTGTCACGAACAATGCGGTCTGCTTCTCGCATGTTAAATTCGTTAGAATTCTGTCCATACTGACCTAATGCGACAGTATGCATTCGCATTCTTAGGACTTCATTGTTCTGCAGAATTGATTTGTACTCAACATCCTCTGCCTCTGTGCGAGGTCTGTTTTCACGTTCGCAAGTATCTGCAATCTCATTGATTCGATTCTGGTTCTTCTCAAATGCTTGCAACAATTCTTTTGTTGTTTTTGTCATATTATATATTTTTAGTTAATTCTTAAATGTGCATTGCGTCGCATTTCTTCAACTTGTCTGCAAACAATGTCATCTGGCATTTCTTTTTTCTCTCTTAACGCATCTACCAGTTCTCTAGCTTGACAACTAGTATCTGGGTAGGCAGGGTCTGGAGTCAGAGTAAAGTCATATATGCCTGTAATTTTATTGACAGTAAAAATTTTTTCGTATTTTCCATCTCTAGCACTTACGGTTCTAGACACATAGTCTTCATCATAGTATCTCGTTGCGAACATAAAAGAGCAACCATCAATATCCCCTCTCTTAACTAGTTCTACAGCTTTGTCTCCATCGGCTGTATGTGGGGCATCGAATTCAAAGCTCACCCCTTTATTATCAATGTGATAAGTTAGAGAACCTGCACCGGATTTAGATCGGGCTAAAATTAAATGCCGATCATGGAACAAAGTCATTTTAATGTCACTCTGATCTAACAACTCCTGCGTAACTGCGGATGGTGATATAACTTCTCTTATCACTTCCTCACTATCTTCATACAAGGTTGAAGATGGTGTGTTAAATAAAATCGCATACCCTGTTATTTTTCGACTATTCTCGCCATCACTTTCTCTTATGTGAAGAGTGTTAGCCGTGTAAAGTGTGCGTCTAATTAATACCTGTTTGTCCTTCCCCATTTTGTTTATTTTCATTTATAAGATTTTGAAGACTTTTAAGGTTTGCTGACACTAACACTGTGTCACCTCCTTCAACAGCTGGCTTGTTTTCTTTTTTTCTCCACTCATTGACTGTTGCAAGACCTGCCGCAATCGTAGAAGTCTGATACTTGACTTTACTGTCCAAATCACAAGCCAGCAAATCAAGCAAATTAAATTTAAATTGTCGTTTACAACTCAATGAACGAGGCACAAGTTTGCGATGCAATTCAAGTTCTATTTTCCTTAAAAAGGGGTACAACGTATCAGACATCAATTCTACATTAGCCAATTCTGCTGTCTTGTAATTGTTGCTTGAATCATCATAAACAAAAATTGGTGACACGCTGAAAAAACGGCATATGTCTCTCAAATTAAACTTTTTAGTTTCTAAAAATTGCATATCAGCAGACGTTAGAGCTATTGGCGAAAACTGTGTTTGTCCTGGCAAACTAACAATTCTTTCTCCTCCTCTAAATCGAGCGTCTAAATCTATAGCCGTTTTTTTAAGCTCTTTATCCTGATAAGCACCAAACCCACGTACATCTCCACTTGCATTAGAAACAATTCCTCTTACTCCTACCTCCATTCGATTAAGAGACTCTTTATCTGATACTAATGCAATATCTGATGTAAGTCTTGCATATGTTAAGGTTGACAACCCCCTTTTGCCATCTAAACTAAAATTCTTGATGTGTATTACTTCATCTTCATTTAACGTCAAATTACTAGTTATAATCGTATAAGTATCATTTTCTGTATTATGTGTAACATTGTCGGGGTCTAGCAGTGCCAACGAAGAATAAAAGAGTTCTCCACCATACACAGGAACAATATAAGCATTACCCCTCAACAACACGTACTGAACAACCATTTTCCAAAAATCAAAAGCAGACATTGCCGGGTTAGGCTGCACCTGCAAAAGATAATGCAATGGATGTTCTTTGTCTTCGACATAGATATCTCCTTTCAATCGCATATATTGGATTGGCAATGCTGCAATTTTGCTTGATAAGAAATCAACACAGTGATATACTGTTGAAATATTTAGCGGATTGCCTCCTGTAGCAGTCGTAAAAATCGTGGATGCACCCAATCTAGGCAAAGAAGAATCTTCTCTTTGCCCATTTTGAGTACTACGTTTGAATATATTTCCAATGGCTTTAAATATTCCCATAAAATCTATGCTCTCTACTATACATAGATTTAGGTGATTTTGGTACCATTTTTTTAAGGGAAAAGCGGTTTTTTGTTTGTTTTATGCCAAAAAACATAAAAAAGCGATTAAAAAACCGCTAAATATTATCTTACACAATCAATAAACAACCGCATGCACATTAATTTAGTTATTACCCCATCTATCTTGTTTTTATTTGTTTTCCCTTTACCTGTTCCAGACCCACGTTTAATTGGCTTTTTATTATCCATATTGTCAACATCAATAACCGCATTCGCAAAACAATAGTCATTTATTGGATTGCGATTTATTTTAATTTTCCCCGTTTTTATTCCATGCTCAAACGATTCAACAGGTGCATTAAAACTGCCATAAGTCTGAGACACAGACTTTAGCACATAAGGAGCATCAGCACCTAAGCAAGCCGCTAATATATTAATTAATTCAGTGCTTTTCCAGGAGTCGTAGCCAATGTTAAGTACACGAACATATTTATTCGTGTCAAGAATATAATTAGCAATTACTTCATAATCTATAACATCTCCTTCTGTCAACGTTAGATATCCCTGCTCTGCCCATATTTCATACAAACGTCGATTTTCATGTTTCTCCAAAGCACCTCTAGGAAAAAAATATTTTGTATGAAAAAAAAACGATTTTTTTTCATAATCATATATTCCAAACGTGACCGCTGAAAAATCATCGCTTTCACTTAAATCAATCGCACACATTGCGTCAGGATAATCCCTTTGTAAACTACACAAATCTTTATCAACACTATGTTCTTTAATAAACTTTAGTGATATCCAACTTAAAGTCTCATCAATTGCAAATTTATTAAGCAATTTAGTGCGGAACGCAAGCATTGAATCTGAAGACAAAAGGGCTTTTTTGTATTCTTCTTCATAAAAGTCTGGCTCAACAGTAATGCCCATATGGGGTTGTACTTTTGCCCAAGTCGCTGGATCATCTTCTGCATCGTCTACATCAGGCATAAACAAAGATGCAAAAACTCGATCATTAATGATCATTCCCTTAAGAACTTTTTTGACTCCTGCGATCTCTCTAGCACATGGGCCATCTATAACACTAGACGCAGTTGTTATAACAACAGTAAGAGGTTCTTTTCGTGGCCCCATAGATGTAGTCAATGTGTTTTTAAGATCTGCTCCATTGTGCCCAGCAGTATCTTTTGCTTGACTATATTCATCCATAATGACAAGAGATGCAAACAAACCGTCTTGTGTGTCTGAATTTGATGCTAGACATTGGCAAAACGATTCTTTTCTTCCATCATCCCATGTAACCATTTCTCGATTAATCTTAAAATGTCGTTGACCTGGATCTATTGATTTAAGAATTTTTCGAATTTCATCAAATAAAATTTTTGCTTGTTTGTATGAATTTGCTGCACAATATGCTTGTGCATTATATTCGCCACAGAACAATTCAAAGACGGCCATTCCTGCAGTCGATGTTGTTTTGCTAAATTTTCGTGGGACAAATATATACACGTCACGTGTCAATCGTCGACCTTGATTGTCGACAAAACCATAAATGTTAGCGTATTGGAAACATTGAATAGGAGTCAATTTATAGCGACGACGTTCATTTATTCCGCTAAACTTCAAAGTTTCATAGCATTTAACAAATTTTTTAAATTTACTTGCTTTAAACTGATATTTGTCCAGCAAATAAAAAAACCGACGCACAGCCAGCAACTCATACAAATTGTGTTTTGCCGGATATGCAATTACTTGTCGCACGTATTTAGTCAATCTATCATCTACATTAAATGCATGTAGATAAGTGGTGAACATTAAACAACGCAGCATTATCAATTCGCTGATTGTTTTGTGTTTCCACTCTCTTTCTTCCTGTTTGTGTTCCTCTGTCATTCTTCTTCTCTATTCATATCCTCAAAAAAACGATCAAAAGAATCGTCATCTATTTCTATTTTCTTACCATCTGTATTAAGTCCTAATGCACGCAATGCAGTCTGACAGTGAACTGCATATTGCTTATATAAAGACTCTGTTGCAGATATTGTTTCTCGCTCATTCCCCTCACGTGATATCTGAACATTTATCGCTTTATGATTTGGCTTCAACGTTTCCTCAAATAACATATCTGTCTTTACACACAATTGTGCCGCAATTTTGATTTGTATGTTGTAAGCTGAAGAATATCGACCTTGTTCTTTGAGCAATGCTGTCAATTCGTCAATTTTACTTTGCACAAGTTTCATGACATCTATGTCAGGTGCGTTGTTTTGGACTAATGCAGCAGAAGTTTGTGGGATATCTCTCTCTGTATAACCTCTGCCCTTTCCTTTTGTTTTCAAATAAAATGTAGATGCCTGAGTATCTCCTTCATTGATATTATCCAACAAACGGCTTTCAACAAAATCTATTTGCTCTTCCTGTATAATGTCAACAGCTTTTTTGAATTCGGGATCTTGTTTAATCCATTCATAAAAAGTGTTGCGAGAAATTCCCGATCGATCACATGCTATTTTAATTATCCCCCTAGATGCAGATAATTCTTCTAGCATTTTTTCTTTTTTTTTATTTCTAGTTCCCTTACGCATATATGTGTGTCATTTTTGTCATTTTTCTTATCCCCCCAAGCCCCCAAAAATTGCACGTGTGTGAAAGAGGGTTAGGGGCGGGG